TTTGCTCCTAATGCTCCAAAACCTAAAGCGTTATTATTACTAGCTGTAGTATTAGCATCAAGTGCTGTTGCTCCGATTGCAACATTGTTAGCACCTGTAGTATTACTTCCAAGTGCTGATTCGCCAACTGCTGTGTTGTTGGATGCAGTCGTGTTTGCTCCTAAAGCACTTGTGCCAATAGCTGTATTGCTACTACCTGTACTTGTTGCATCTAAAGATTGTGCTCCCACTGCTACGTTTAAATCACCTGTGGTTATTGCTGTGCCCGCTTTAGCACCTATAGCAGTATTATAATTTCCATCACTTGCAACGCTATCTAATGCTGTATCACCTAAAGCTACGTTTTCTGTTCCAGTAGGGTAGTTTCCGTCTAGTTTGATTGTTCCACTATCTGTTTCAAAGTTACCAGCGTTCGTGATGCCGTCTGTTGTGGTCGCTCCATCAACGTCTAAATCTCCGCCTATGGCTACATCATCTGTAACTGTTAAATCGTCTTGTACTTTTAGGTCTACTGTAGAAAGACTAGCAAAAGCGTCTACTACTGCTGCTCCAGAACCAGCACCATCTAGGTAAACTGCTTTAGTATCGCCAGCAGGTATGGTTATGTTAGCTCCTGTGCCTTGTGAAATTATTATGTTTTGAGAACCAGTAGTGCCGTTTTCAATAAACTGCATCCTGCTTATGGTGTTTGGTGCAATCGTAATCGTACAGGCCGAGTCTAGTGTGCCTGTATATTTAAGGTACATAGCTCTTGCTGGGTCAGCTGCTCCATCTGCAACTGTAGATGTATGAGTATCTGCGTTGGTTGTTATGCCTTCTGTTCCAAAACTTAGAGCCTCACCAATCAACTCCAAATTTGTATTTGTCGTATCGCCCCAAGTTCCTGACGCATCTCCTGTCGCCATTTCGTTAAGTCTTAGATCATTTACGTATGAGCTTGCCATAATTTATATCTCCGCTTTGATTATATTACCTTTTTGTTGCATAGTTAAGCAACTTCTTCCCACCCTGGATTTTGTGAATCTGACACTGAACTCCACGTTGGATCTTGTGTGTCAGTAACGCCTGTCCAACTTGGATCTTGACCAGGAACAATAGGGCCCCAAACTAATATTTGACTAACCGCTCCTGTTGTTTCAACCCCTGTTAGAAGTACATTTGCCTGCGCATTTGTTGTTAAATCACCTATAGCTGTTGTTGCTTCGAAACCTGTTACGGAAATATTATTTTCTGTAACTAAAGCTATGCTTCCTAAAGCACTTGTAGCTGAAACTCCTGTGCAAGCCACGTTAGCATCACACGTTACAGTTTCATCGCCTAAAGATATTGTAGAAGCAGCACCTGAAACACCTGTTATTGCAGCTCCTGCGGTAATTACATTACCTAAAGCTGTTGTTCCTACTACTCCTGTTTCTGCTACATTTGCATCTGCTCGTGTACTTAATGAACCTAGTCCACTTGTTGCTGCTAAACCTGTTTCGGTTACATTAGCTTGTCCTGTAGCCGTAAGACTATTTATTACTCCTGTAGCAGCTACACCTGTTTCTGTTACAACTGCGCTTGCAGAAACACTTACAGATCCTAGCGCAGAAGTACCTGCTAGACCTGTTTCTGTTACATTAGCTTGTCCTGTAGCTGTAAGAGACCCAACCGAACCTGTACAAGATACGCCTGTTTCAGATACATTTGCATCGCAAGATACCGTTTCTGTACCTAACGCAGAAGTCCCTGCAACACCTGTAAGGTTTACAGTTACATTAACTACAGCAGGCTGACCCCAGGGCCCTTCGCCCCAGCCAGACCGCCCCCATCCGACAGACACTTGTTACTAAGCTATTCTTATTACTGCGTTACTAGCGTCAGCTGCTGGGAACTGAATTGTAAAACTTCCAGCAGTAGATGTTTTATCTCCGCCAAAATCAAACACAGCTACAGCAGGATCACCTGATGCAGTGTCGTTGTAGATCATACAGCCTCTTGCAGTAATCGTTGCTGTTCCAAAAGTTAAGTCAGCAAAATCAGTAAACGCTGTTGTCCCTGAAGATGTTGGGTTAATGTTGGTTAACGCAGCTCCACCTGAAGTATAGTTTGTTCCAGATGCTTGGTTAGTAGTTGTAAACGCTGTAGTGGCTGCAGTCATGGTTGCAGAACTTGTATATAACGCCAGCTTAAAAGTGTTGCCACCCGAAGCAAGAAAGTTATGTTTTGCTTCCAATAGTTCTTTTTTAAAGCTAGTGCACATTGCTTGTGTTATAGCCATTATAGTCTCCTAATAATATTAGCTAGGTCATGTTGACCTTGTTTCTCTAATTCATTACATATTGTACAAACGTGGTTTTTAACAGCCTCGCGCATATAATAAGTAATAACCTGTTTGCATGCTTCTCTAAAAGCATGTGCTTGTGCCCTAATGGGTGCAGGGGCTTCGTCGCTAATGGAGACTAATCTTTTAGTAGCCATTTCTGCAACTTCTTCTACAGTGTGCCCTCTGTTATTCGTTGTAGTAACATTAAGATTACCAACTTCTGTTTCTGAATCAAGTGAAAACATTAATATTCCTCTGGTTCTGGTGGTAGATCATTTCTATCTATCATACCTATAAACTGTTGTTCTTCTTTTATTATATCAGACCATTTACAAACGCCCATCTTACCTTTGTCCATATAAGTTATAACGGGATCTTCTAGCCTGTGGTAGCCATATAATTTTTCTTTTGTGGGAATATCGGTTTCAAGAAGATTAGATCTTGGTGCAACGGAAACTTCTATATTGTTTTCCATGCATTTAGCCAACCAAAACTCACAACAAGCTTTGCCTGACTCTGCAAAGTGCATGTTTGTTTTGTATGTAAAATCTACTCCAAACACTGTCAAATGACTTACCTTATTCCACAAAGCAAATGCTATGGCATAAGCTACTGTATTATTAAAATACGCACATCCTAAGTCTCCTACTAAAGGACCCAAGGGAAACTCTTCTGCAGCTGGTACACGCTTGTCCAACTCGCACGTATATATTGGATAGTCTATTTGTGGAAGATACTTCCGCATTATTTCAGTCATGCTTCCTGCATCCTCAGTATCTAAAAACCTAGACATAGGATCTAAAATAAAAGCTCTGTCGATTTCGGGCAGAACACTGACCATCGCGTTTATAGCCCACACTTCATCAAAAGCTAAGCTATGTGTCCTGGATAAATGGTAATCTATTTGACTTTGACCCATCGCTACAAGAGCGATGTTTTTACCTTCTAACTCTAGAAGAGGTTGTTCCAACATTAGGTAATAGGAATACGAACTTGGTCGTACCTGTACTGACTCTGTGTTCCTGCTCCTTCTGCCGTATTCTTTAATCTAGCCAATGCACCCTCAAATCTCTGGTCGTATGTAGCTATTTCTGTAGGATCCATTTTTAAAAATATAGCTGCTTCGGTTAAACATGCATACAGCAAAGCTATAGGTGCATTTTCAGAAATCCATGTTTGCCCGCTATCACCAGCTGCAGTTAAAGAAGCTGGCCTATAAAAGTAATGAAGTTCAAATGTGTAATTGCTATTAGGGGTAGGTGCAAGGATAAAAGTATCGCTATCAAATTCTGCATAATATTTTGGTCTTCCTGTTACAGAGCCTGTTGTGGTCGGCTTGTACGCTCTCATAAAACTAACTTGTTTTAAATTAAGGTAATGATATGTGTTACTGTCAATTACAGCTAAACTGAAAGGAGCCAAAAAGTCTGTTGGCATTCCTAGATAAGGTGTATCTGCTGTAGCTGTTCCAGTAACGTTCTTTTTAAAATTATCTAACCAGACTCCTTTTAAAATTCTTTCTTCGCCTTGTTCAATAATGGTATTTAACGTGTTAACAAAAGTTGTTTCAGAACTATCTACATAATTCTGTATGGTTGTCTTTAGTGAGCTGTATGTAAATCCTGCCATTATACTGGTCCTGCTGTTACTGTATCCCCACCACCTGTCACATCACCTGTGGTGGCTGTTCCTGTAGAAGTAAACTTATATTCGTTTGCATCTACTACAGTTATTGTATATCCACTTGCTGCTTCAAGTACAGTAGTAGTAACACCATCGACAGCCTCTGTGTTTCTAAATCTTACTGTGTCTCCTGTGGTTCTTCCATGTTTGAATTCTGTAACGGATATAACTGTATTCGCTCCTGAACTACCTGTTCTAAATGGATTTAAAGGTAACAGCGTTTGTGCAGGTCCAACTGTGCAATCTACTCCGCCCCCTCTAGCTCCTGCTGTTCCTGTTCCAGAACTAGCCGTAAAAGTGTATGTATTATTGTTGTAGTTAAGAATATCTGTAGTGGTATTAGCTGTAACGGTTATAGCGTACCCATCAGGATCTTCTATAACGCTGGTTGTAAATCCATCAAACGCATCTACATTTCTAAATCTAACTTTATCTCCTGTAGTCCTGCCATGGTTATCTTCAAACACAGTTATGACTGCGCTGCCTTGTGTAGTGAGAAATGGATTGTTTACAAGAAGACTTTGAGCAGAAGGTTCTGTTCTATCTGGTCTTGGGTTCAATAGTGCTTGGGGATCTGCTCCTACAGGAGGAGCTTCTAGTTGTGGCTGTTTAGGATCAAAACATTCTGGACATGTTTTAAATCCATCCCATTGTTCTTGTAATTGATGGAGTCGATAACGTTGTCCGCAAGTATCGCAGATCCCGTAAGCTCGTTTACCTGATGCAAATGCCATATCATATTATAAGTCTAGGAGGTAAGAACTTAGAGCTAACAGAATCTATATCTTCACTTGCTGCTCTATCCCATTCTTCATCATAAACTGATTTTAATAGTTGTATTCTATCTGGAGCCCTTTTCATAGCTATGTAGTACGCAAGGCCTGCTGTCAGACAAGGTAAAAATCTAAATGTTACCTCCATGTTATTTGTGTAGTCCCCTGCATCTTGCATTCTTGTTAAGGCGTAATACTTAATTACATCTGTAGAATTTTCTGGTGTAGGGTACAGATAGACTTTTGGAGTTATGTGTCTTTCTAAAAAGAATTGAGTAGGCTTAGCTTGATCCGTTTTGTTCGGTGTGTATAAATAATCAGACCTACTCAATCTAGACATTTGAAAATCTGTGCCATCACGCGTAATAACGGCGGAAGTAATATCTACTATATCTGTCCCTAGACTATATTCGTCAGTTCCTTTTGTAACAGTAAAAGTGTTCTCTGTTATCAGCCATTGGTTTAGGCCTCTGTTTGCCCATTCAGCAATCATTATATTTAATGAACGTCTTGCTGTTTCTAAGTCATAGCCAGTGCGTAACTCAAGACCGCATCTTTCGTATGCTTCTTCTATAAGTTCATCTACACTAAGATCAAATGAAGTTGTTCCTGATGTTGCCATTATTCTTCCTCTGCGTATAGATTATCAAATATTCTATTAACATCCAACGTATAATCTAAATCAGACTTAGAATAATGTATGTGAGCTGACGGTTTAAAATCAGGTGCTCCTTGTCCCGTCTCAAACCAAGCTGGATGTGTAACCCTGACACGGTTGTTTGGTAATGCAACAATGTTACCCGTCCATTCACCAGCGTCTAATAATTCCATGACATGACTTTGTTTATGTTGCGCAGGATCATCTGCTATTTCGTTTTCTGCATAGTCTACTGTAAATAAATATTTAGCTGGATACATTTCTCCACCTATCTTAGCTAACCAAGGACACGGCGTAGCTCTATCTATAACGTAAACTGCATGATTGTGAGAAGAACAATCCCAAGGCTGAGCATCGTGTACAGCCATAGGTTCTGGCCATTCGACAAACGGTGTGTCTCCGACTAAAGCAGTGATAGGCATTCTGGCCCACATTGCACCGCCGTACACGTTTTCCATTCCTTGCTCTTCTTGTTCTTCTGAAAGAACTCCTGTAAAAATAACTTGAAAGCTAAGACATCTGCAAGGCATGGTAGTTACACCAACCACCATGGCGTGTAAAAATTCGCCATGGTATTTTTCGTGATTGTGGGTGTACTCTCGCCTTACCCAACATTTGAAATGCGGTATATTGCTATGTAAATAAGCCACTATCTATTGTGCCTTATACTTTTCCGCCTTTTTTCATGCCTTTGGTTTTCATGCCGACTTTTCCACCCATTTTGTATCCTTTGGTTTTCATGCCGACTTTTCCACCCATCTTGTATCCTTTGGTTTTCATTTTACCGCCAGAAACTTTACCGCCCATTTTGTAACCTTTAGTAGTCATTCCTCCAGCTTTCATGCCTTTGGTTTTCATCTTACCGCCCTGAGCGTACCCTTTAGTCTTCTTAAACATATCTAATCCTTAATTGTAATATGCAACAAAAAAGTCGCAGTTGGTCAAAGCTACATAAGCCCCTTCTGTAAAACGACAGCCCATGCCTGGTATGTAGTGATCGAAAGATTCGTTCGCTGCAGAACCAAACTTAAATTGAGCTATTATCCTAGTGCCACTAGCACCTGTGCCATCATAAATAATGATTTGTGCATCAGCAGCACTAGATTGAGCTTGTACAGACTGTATTCTTAGCGAGCCTAAATTAGTAGCAGTTCCAGCTCCTGATGCTCCAATAAAGCCTTGAAGCTGTCCTGAGCTAGTTAAAGGAACGGATGCTTTTACATCTGAACTCATATTAGTCTCCTATTAAGCGTCAGCAAATGGTGTAACTATAGTTCCTGAACCTAAAATAAGTCCTTCAACAGCATACTTTGCAGAAGCTATTGCAGTTACTTTTACAATACTACCAGCAAGCCCACCTTTAGTTGATCCATTCATAGTGATAACATCATTAGACGCACCAGATATAAAAGTTTTGCCTGTAGCATCATCTTTACCAGTGTAAAGTCCACCTACAAACTTATCTGTTCCATCTGTCTTAATGTCCATGTCTGTAGCTGCAGTTTCTACCACGAAGTAAAAAGTTGCACCTATGTTATTAAGTTGGTTTGGATCAGTAGAGTCACTTGGAGTGGTCGCTACAATTGAAGGTAAAGTAAATTTACCATCCGCATCATTAGTAGTTAATACTTTACCTGCGTGTGCAGCTACTGTAAGCGAAGTGTCGGCTGTTAAGCTAACAAACGATGTACTACCTGCTGATATAAATCCAGCCAAAGATCTGACTGGTCCTGAAAATGTTGATTTAGCCATATTTTTCTCCTAACTAAATGTGTTACACCATCTTGGAGTAAGTCTGCCGAGTCAGTTGGTATAACAAATTATCTCGGTATGAGATTATCGTATCAGAAAAAAATAGAAATGTGTAGAAAAGATAAGGTTGCTGGGTTGAGTAAGAAACCCCCAGCAGGGTTCCATTAAACTAATCGAGTGTTATGCTCC